ACGAGATTGGTTGTGCCAATAATCATCTTTTCCGTCAATGCACCAGCAGTGGCAGTTTCGAAATGAAGTTGACCTTGTTCAGCCGTTGAAGTTGGACTGAGAATAGAAGCATGAATTAAACCGTAGGCTTGTTTGTTACCTGCTGAGTCTTCACCATTAAATTCAATTTCACCAAGAGTATCTGAGGCGGCTGGACTTGCCGAATCTCTGTAAAGATCAAGTAATGGTGCGGCTGTTGCGCCATCATCTGTTGACGTTAGGGTCATACCTAAAGCATCAAAAGTACGGCCCGCAGTTAAATTAGCAACTGAAACTTGTTTAGTGGTGCTAGATTGAACAATAGGCAGAACTTCTGTGCCCGCAAGCGGAACGGTAGACGCGGGTAATGCTGAGATTTTGGTGTCGGCCATGATTTATCCAATCAGTTAAACATTACTTCAATAAGTGAAGTGAGAGGTGGTGCTTGCGAAAACGTAAGTGTTATGCCACTAATAGCGTATGTATTTTTGTTTTGGTATACGCCATTGATATACACAAAAGTAAAGTTTTCGCCCAATGATGCAGTATTTAATGTAAATATTGTTTGCGATCCTGTGCCTGTAAAATTCTGAACTTGAAACGCTGCTGCACCAAGGCCACTAATATTGTCGTATGTGGCAATCAATACATCAGTTGAATCAGTAAGAACAAACTTATAAGACGCTGGTGTAAGCCATATTTCGCCGCTGCCTGGCACTCTGCCCGCAGCGTCTAAAATAACAGGATTAGTGCGGGCAACATTTCCTGCGCTGGTTGTATAACTAGGTAAAGGAGTTGTTGTGCCAGCCGCATAGGTGTACAACTTACCGCCAGTTAAGACAGCGCCGGTATTGGTAAAGAACTGGGCCGCAACGCCGCCCACGGGGGAGAGAAATACGGCCATTTAGGTCACTCCAAAAGAATTTGTCCACCGTCCTCTTGGACGAGGTTGTCCCCAGATTCGGTGAGAAGGTTGCCCACTGAAGCACCACTGTCGCGTGTGCCTGAAAACAACGTGACAATGCCGGCTAGGCCAATGGCCACCGAATTGCGAAGGGCGACACCAAAACTCATTGCTTATTGATCGGTTTGCAGTACGCAGTGCCGTCTGTGCTACCAATTCGCAGCACACTGACACGCCAAGGGGAGCCGTTTGAGCTGAGTGTTAGAACAAACGGGATAGGCGTGTAAGCGGGAATTGGTGTGCTGGCACTTGTGGCAACAGCACCAACGCCAACTTCAACATAGCAAGGCACCTCGCACCAAACCAAAACGCCTTGCGGGCCAGCATTCCATGCAGTTGTGTTGCCTGCGCTTGCACCGGCTGTTGCAGTAAAAGCGGGAAAATCCGCTTTGCTCATCGGGTTAAGTAGTTCCATCATGTTTCCTTATGCCAAGAATTTGAGCTTGTACAGCGTACGAAGATATATCTCAACGATATTATCTATCAATTGTTGCAGTGTCGAATCAGATTTATCACACACATCGTATCTTGCGGCTTCAATTTCAGCAAGTGAGTCCTGCAAGAATTCAGTGATGTTAGCCGTCTTTTTAGCCGAATTTAAGGTAATCGGGCCAATTAAACCGTACCGGCCTTGATAGGCTTCGGCAAAGTCGTCAGCCGCACCAATGATGCGGTTATAAAAGATATTGAGCGCTTCGTGCTTGCTAAAACTGCGTGTGTTCAGATGCACGGAATGTGCGACATCCCGCGCCAAGAACAGCAAGCCTAAAAATTCATTTGCTTTCATTGTGGTATTCCTTGTGGGGGCATCATTTGGGGTTCCATCTCCATGGGCATGGATTCCTCACGCATCTCGGGCATTTGGTTCATTGTATTCTGCGACTCCATGGCCGCAGCGACAACACCCATGGCAATATCTTGGATTTGCTCTTCAGTCATACCGGCCTGCACAGCGGCAATTCGCTTAGTCTCGGCATCATACAGTTTGATCTGAGCCTCAAAGTCCTTGCGCTCCATGTCTTGCATCTCAATGGACTTGCCAACATTCTGGATCATCTGGTGCATCTGCTCCATCTCAGCGCCCATGGCCTGAATCTGTTGCTGCGCCGCCTGCAATGCTGGATCATCCTCGCCATCCGACAAGAACTTGGGATCAATGGTCTTGGCAAAACGCTTGGACATTTCTTGGGCGCCAGGCCAATCCATGTTCTTAACAAACAAGTCGCCAGCCACTTGCCACAGTTGAGGATTACCTTGCAGCAGTTGAGCCATAGCTTCCAATGCCTCTTGGCGTTTGGTTGCATAACCTGGGCCAGTGGTGGCCACCACATCGTACTTGCCAACACCAGGGTTGTAGATTTTTTCGATCACAATGCCGTTTTGATCCACAATCTTATTGACTGGTTCCGGTTGGTCAGGATTGATCTTGACCATCTTAGTCTCGCCATCTTCACCGATGATGCGAGCAATACGCTGTGTGTCGTAAATCTTAGGGATTAAGTCCACCAGTTGACGGGCCACATGGCGCACGGCACGGGTCAGGTTGTCACCATAGTGGTAAGTACCGACATCACCCTCACGTTGGCGAGCCAGAATGGCTTTACCAGAGCGCTCGTTTGATCCCATGCCAAGAGAAGCATTGTATTGGCCAGTTGTAGATTTAATGTCTTCAGATGCGCCTGCTTTGGCCTGCAAAAGACCAGTTGAAGCCATTGGCGGCTGGGCACGCTGGGGTAGCGGCAAGACTGCGCCTTGGCCATCTGTAACGTCAGGATTGACTTCAAGATATGGCCAATTGTTTGTGTTGGCTGTCTTCCACTTGTCCTCATAGCCCTCAAATTGGCCACCATAGCCAATGAACGGAGCTTTTGGCGCCAGTGCTAGCATCTCAGCTTCTTGAGACACCCAGTAGTTGTACATGCGTTGGGCATCTTTGGCATTTCTGACAAGGCCAGAAATGTAGATACGGCCATCAACCTCAAATTCATTGCCAACAACACGGATTACAGGAATCCATTTGCCAGCCCATTCTTTTTGTTCAAGGATTTCATAGCCATTGATCTTGCAATACATCACCCGTGGGCGCTCAGACATGCGTGATTTGACAGGCTTGCCAAACATGTCCTTGAGCATCTTGTCTTCAGGCGTGCTTTCAAAGGCAGACTGGTTGCCGGGGTACAAGTTCAGCTTGGTTTTGTCGTAGTCAATGTAGTAATAACTGGCAATGCGCACTGTGTCTTCATTGAGCCAGTTGCTGATCGACTGGTCACCTACGCCAAGGGACTGAAGCGTAGAGATAGGCGCAGCATCGGGATACTGGCGCTCATATTCTGCTTTTGTCAGGTCTTCGGTGATGAAGCAATACTTGGCATCTGCACCCGTTGGGTCTTGGATCAATGGATCCATGTAGACGCTAAAAGAATTGCGAATACGGCCAATCTTGATGTCCTGATCGAATGTGTTTTCGTCACAGTATTCGGTCATCAAGGTAATGTAACCCTCGCCATAGGACACCTGATTCTCGCAGGCCGTGTCGTATGCCACGTCAGCGTCAGAGATGTACTCAATGTGGCGAATCATGCCGTTGAAAATGTCTGCCACTTCCACATCCGCATCGTCATCGACTGGAATGACCCGCGCACCTGGGCGGTTCTGACGCATGTCATTTGTCACTTGACGAACGTGTTGCGGCAGCTTGTTAATTGTGAGTGTTGGGCGGGCGTTGATTGTCTGACCTTGCACCGCACCACGGGTGGCCAGTACGTCAGCAGGCCATTGCCAGTGATTGTCGGGCGATCCGGCATAAAAACGCAGATCGTCAATCTCATCCTCACGGCTTTCAGCCAAAGCGGCGACGGCCATGTCCAACCGAGCGCGGGCGGTTGTCAGAATGTCTGAATCAGACTTTGGTGGTTTGCCGCCAGCAGCTACGTTAGCGGCGGCGACTATTCCGGTTGGATCATTCATTCCAAAACCCCTAAAATATGAGGCTCACGCATGACGACATATTCTTTACCGTCTTGCTTAAATTCTTGCCCTACATCGAAGTATACATGGTCACCAACTTTAATGTCTAGGCATTTTGGGCCAATTGAAATTGCAATGCCAGTCCCTAGCTTCTCAGTCTGAGGCAACACAAACAAGGGGTGCTTGTCCACATCGCGCTCAATGATGATGCAGTCTTGCAGTGCTTTCATTTTTTCTTCATTGGTTTCTGCGCCTCGCGCTTGACGCTATAAGCAATGGCCACGGCTTGCTTGACTGGTTTGCCTGCGGCGACTTCGGCCTTCACATTCTTGCGGAAGGCTTCGGGTGACTTTGATTTAACCAGTGGCATCATTTACCTTTCTTGGCCGTCTTGGCCGACTGCTTGAACGCTTTAGCGGTGGGTGCGCCTTTATCGCCAGGGGAGCGCATCTTTTCCTTGGAACCGGCGGCTATGCGCTCACGTTTGGCTGCGATATTGGCATACAAGCCTGGTGGTTTAGTGGCCATGATTTAACACTTCCATCGTTTAAGAGCTGCTTTAGCGCGTTCGCCATCCTTGGCGTTGGCTGCTACTGCGCCCATTCTTGCACAAAATGAATCCTTGCGGCCTTGGTCTGCCTTGGTCTTAGGATTAGGCGCTGGCGCCTTGAGATTGGAGCCAGTCGCGGCGTTGTACTTCTCACGCCCTTTGGCGGTCAAGCCAGCACCCTTGGACACCGGCAACTTTTCACCGCGGCCAACAGATAACGACACATTCTTTTTTGTAGCCATTTAACTTCCCATCCATGAAGTTGCAACCGCCGTCCTGTCAGTGTACTTGCGGCTTGTTTCCCTCGCAGTATATTCCCTATGAGCCACAGGAAACGCAAACGTCACGCATATTGCATCAGCTGCGTCAGGACTTGCCAGACCTCGCGCCTTCATGTCCTTCTTGCTCTCCAAAAATATAGTGCCCCTAGAATCTGGCTTGATCATAGGCGATACCAAATCAGTTTTCAAGAACCTATCTTTGGGAATTGATGCCGTTCTTAGCCAATCCTTCATTTTTCCCCACATTTCAGCCCTTTTGTTGCCATACATGATCGGATTTGCCGATTTATTGCCAAAGTTGACACCCTTGATTTTGTACCTCTGCTCCTTCAAACGGTCAACAATGCCA